TTGCTGTATGTATCTTATACAAGATACTAAATCTCCTTAAAGAAGACCTATTAAATTCTTTACTTTTTATTGCTGTATGTATCTTATACAAGATACTAATTTATTTATATTACCACAAATATTATAATATATTTAATTCTTATATCATTTATGATAAATAGATATAAAAAATTAAATAATATAATATAATTAAATATGTCAATTATTACTCAAACAGAGAATGGTGCGAATTCTCTTAAGACATCAGGAAATATTATTATTGATTATTATATGATGTTTTCAAGAAATTTAAATAATGAATTAAATAATAAATATTTAGATGACTGCTGGAAAAAAGATCCGTATAAAACAGTAGCTATTATTTTTAATGGTAGAGATAGAATAAATGGAAAAAAAGAGAAACTAATATCAAATAATTCTATGTTATGGCTAAGACGTAATAAACCAGAAACATATAAATTAAATATAATGAATTATATAAATAAATATGGTTGCTGGAAAGATTTATTAGTTATATCATATAATCTTAGTAAAACAGAATGTTTTTCTAAAAAATACGAATTAGAATTATTTACTAATAAATTATTTGAAGATAAATTAAATTTGATTGATAATAAACCAATTTCATTATGTGCTAAATGGGCTCCAAGTGAGAATGATAAAAATGATAAAAGAAAACATTTAGCACATAAAATTGCGTCAATTTTATATTCAAATGATGATAAAAAAAAGATGGAAAAATATAGAAAAGAATTTTTAGTACCTTTAAGAAACAAAATTAAAATAACTGAAACTATGATGTGTAATAAAGAATGGGATAAAATTTCATATCCAGATGTTCCTAGTATCGCATCTAAAAAATATTTAAAAGCATTTATGAAACATGATAGTGTTCGATATTCAAAATATCTTAAAGATGTTAGAAATGGTAAAAATAAAATAAATATTACAGGTATTCTTCCTCATGAACTTCTAAAATATTATTTTGATAATAATAAAGAAAATGAAACTATTGAATTACAATGGAAAACTATCATTGATAATATTAAATCATCTGGTACATTAAAAAATGCTATACCTATTGTTGATATTTCTGGTTCTATGTTTAGTGCTAGTAATGGTGATATTCCAGCAAGATGTGCTATTTCATTAGGAATTTTAATTTCATTATGTTGTGAAGGTAATTTTCATAAAAAGATAATATCATTTAGTGAAACACCTACAATTATTAATTTAAAATCAGATAGTTTATTTGAATGTTATAAAGAACTATTAAAAACACCTGCTGGATATAATACAAATTTTATTTCATGTACAGAATTAATAATAAATTTAGGAAAAATGTTTAATATTCATGATGAACAAATGCCTAAAAAAATAATTGTATTAACCGATATGCAATTTGATAGAGTAACTGATAATCCATACGATTTAAATACTACATATGAACATATCGTAAAAATGTTTAAAGATAATAATTATACACCGGCAAAATTTATATTTTGGAATTTAAATTCAGATCATAATGAAACATTTCCTGTTAATTCTGATATCGAAGGAACAGCAATGATATCAGGATTTTCAGAACAACTTCTTAAAATATTCATGAAATATGATAATTTTAATCCTTCATTAATTGTCGATGAAATTTTAAATCCATATATTAAAGATATTCTAGTAAATGATGATGAGAAATAATTTTTATTTTTATTTTTATTTTTATATGAATAATTGTTTCAGATGATCTAAATAAAAAAATGAATTATAATACAGTTGTTTTTTGTTTATAACAATGAGTTATTTATATATTCGTGATAATGAATGGTATAAACAACATAACGTTTATAAAGTTGGTATTACAACTTCTATTAAAGACAGAGACAATACTTATATAACTGGTGAAATTGTAAGAGGTACATTTATAAAAATATATGAACTTATAGATAAAAATGAACAACAATTAAAAAAAATAGATGATGATTTTAAAAAATATTTTAAAGAATATAATATTTATAAAAATAGTGGAACAGAATTTTATGATACTATCATAATTAATTTAATTGATGAGTATTTATTAAAAAATAATATTGAATTTAAGTTAATTAATGAAGATGATTTAAGAAGAATTACTAAAGAAAAAACAATTGATGAATATCCAATTTTTAATCAGTTAATATTACCTCAAGAATATAATTTATCAAATGATGAATTAAGAGATTATCAGATTGATATTATTAATCAATCATTAAGTTATATAAAAAATAATAATTCTGTTTATATATCATTACCAACTGGTGGTGGTAAATCTTTTATTTCTTATAAAATATTTAATGAATTAAATAAAAATATAATATCAACAATTATAATATTAACACCTAGAATTAATATTTATCAGCAAAATATTAAAGATAGATATTTAAAATTATTATCAAATACTTATAAAATATATAATAAAGATAATTTAGATAAAATTAAGAATAATGAAAATAATATTATTTGTTGCTGTATAAATTCATATAAAAAAATTGTAGAAATAATTAAGAAAGCTAATTTAAGAAATATTATTATTTGGTTTGATGAAGCTCATTATGGAATTGAAAATTGGTTTAGTGAACAAAGTAATGAATATAAAATCTTTATTTTAGAAAATAAAGAATATATTAAATATCGTTTATTTACATCTGCTTCACCTAATAAAGATATTGTAATTGATTATAAATATATTTGTGGCGAATTTATAAATCCTTATAATGCGAGATATTTAATAGACAATGGTTATTTATGTGATTTAAAAGTCAGTATATTTAAAGAAAATATAATAGACAATATTTCAATTGATACACATATAAATTTAATAATTAAAAATTTTGATAATAAAAATAATGGTTTATGTTTCTGTAATAGTTGTGATAATGCGTTAGAATTATTTCTTAAACATTTAGAATTATATGATATAAATAATAATATACCTAAACCATATTTATTATTAAATTCAGAAAAAATTAAAGAATATTATAATATTTATAAAATTAATCAAAATCTATTAAATATAGATTGTTTTGAAAAAGATGGTGGAATTGCTTATATAGTTAATATGTATTCAATGGGTTATGATAATCCTAAAATAGACTTCATATATTTTAAAGATCCAAAATTATCTTATAAAGATATTATTCAATCAATTGGAAGAGGTCTAAGACCTTATGAAGATAAAATTACCCATATTTATATTCCGGTATATATAAATAATGATGATGACGCAAATAATTATAATAAAATAAAAGAAGTTATTAAATATTTGTTAATTGATCTTGAATTAAATATAAAAGATATAAATATATTTAATAATAATAAAAAGAAATTAAATGATTTTAATACTAAAGATAATAATGATATAAAATTTATAGAAGAAATTGAAACAATTATATATAATATTCAAAATACAAATATAACAAAAGATTCAATTACTAGACAATTAAAATATAATAATATTCATAATTATAATCATTATTTAAGATATATTAATGAAAATCTAAAATTAAATTTTCCTGAAAATTTATTTGAAATGTTTCCATCATTTGATTTTAATAATACTTATAATAAAAATTTAAGCCCTTATTATTCACGAGAAGAATGTATTAAAATGATTAAAATATATGAAGATGATGTAATATTTGAAGAAAATATAGATAAAGAAAATAATTCTGATTTATTAGAATTTTTAACAAAAAAAGATAAAAAAATACCTAATGAATGTTTATGGTTTTATTATGGCGGAGCTAAGAAAGATTTTATAATATTTGTTTAAAGTAATCTGATGATTTATTTTTTGTAAATTCAATTTCTTTTTCTAAATTTTTAATAATTTCATTATTATAATCAAAATATTCTACAATTTTATTTTGTTTTTCTAATGATGGTATTGGAATTTTAATTTGTTCTATATTTGTTTTTGAAATATTTTTAATACCAATACCTGTATATAATTGATTCATAATATCAAGATTGTAAAATATATAATAATAACAATATTTTAAATTTAATAATAATTTATTTTTATTTTGAAGAATATAACAATGATTACTTGTTGAAAATTTAATACCATAATTAATATTTGCTTCTCCGCCATCACCAATTATTAAACTTTCTTCATCATAATCTGGATTATCTACATAACTATCAATTTTTATAGAACTTTTAAAGAAAGGGTATTTGCCTATTTTTTTCCCATATTTAGCATTTCTTTTACTTTTAGATAAAAATTTACAAATTTCACCTAGAGTTTTAATTTCAACATCATCATCATATGTTTTTTCTTCTTCAATTTTAGTAATGTTAAATTGAAGATATTCGTTTAATTTTTCAAATCCTAAATTATCAACACCATTTGAATGAATATCAATATATTCAATTTCTTGATTATAATTATCATAATTGCCTTTTTGAATAATTAAAGCTTTTGTTTTAATGCCTGTATTTGTAAATGCTCCTGAATTAATTGTAATTATTTTTATAATTCTACAATTATCAAGAATAAATTTACGAATATTAATACTATTTTTACCAACCATTAATTCACCATCTGGAAGAATTATACAAGCTAATCCGCCTTCTTTTAATAAATAAATAATATTTTGAATAAATAAATGAATACCAACATTTCCATAAATCTTATAAATATCTTTAAATTTTAATGAAGAATCTGGATATTTATTTTTCTTAAAATCTTCAAAATCTTTTTCTAATTGTTTATAATTAGTTTTTGTACCAAATGGTGGATTTGTAAAGATAATATCAAATTTCTTATCTTCAAATAAATATGGATTTTCAATAAGACTATTACATCTCTTAATATTTTTATTACAATTATTTGTTGAAATCATTAAAGATACAATACCTAATTTCATAGTATCACCTTCAATTTCACATCCATAAATAGTTTCAGGTTTAATTTTAGATTTACAAGAATTATAAGTATAGCAAAGAAGACCACCAGTTCCCAAACAAGGATCATAAATAGATAAATTTGTTCCTTCTAAATCTTCGATTAATTTTTTAAATCCACAATCATTAAGAATAGCTTTAATTACTTCGCGAGGTGTGAAAAACTGTCCTAATTCTTTTGAATTTTTATTTCCTTGATATTTTAAGAATTTTTCATGAATATCTCCATTAAATGATTGAACCTCATCAATTACTAAACTACTAATAGAAAATTTAGAAATAATTGAAATTAAGTTAGAAATTACAAATTTATATTTACAATTAAGGATATAATCATCAGAAGAATAAATATCAGGAAAAATTTTAGATAAACATTCTTGAATGAACATCTTCCACATATCATTTTCATCACCTTTATTATTTCTATTATCTGGATTAAGAATTAATGAAATATCTTTAAGATAATCAAGATAATAAAGATGATTTTTAATAACAGATAATTGTTTTTCTTCAACTTTTGTTAAATCACCTTCATATTTTTCATAGAAGAATTGTAATACTTTATTATTTTTCTTATAATTTTCTATTAAATTTAAAATATATTGATTATCTGTATTATTAAGATGATTTATAATAATAATTGTAAAGAATTTCATAATATCGTTTTGTGCTTTACTACCTGTAATACCTTTTGTATATAAGAAATTATGACATTTATCAATAATAGATTCTAATGATGAATAATTTTCTTCATATGTAGTTTTAATATCAGAAGATTGTTCTGTTTTTTTTAATAAAGATATTAATGTTTTAATTGCTTTTGGTTTTTTTTGTTTAGTTAGATAATCTAAACCTTGTTCTTTACATTTAAGTATTAATTCTTCATGTGATAGTTTTAAATAATCCATTATTATATTTATATTATTGTTATTGTTAAAATCATTTTTTTATAAATTTTATCTTCACCGTATAATTCCATTAATCTTAAAATTCTTTTAGGATGAAGAACCTTAATAAATATAGATGGATTTAATGATAAATAAGTCCAATCAATTTTAAATCCATTATTTTATACATTTAATAAAAATATTAATAAATGTATAAAATAATCATTTCTATTATGGTATTTATAATAATTTTTAAAGATGTATTAGAATCTAACACAAAATTCGAATCATATCATACATTACATATACCTTTTATTATTAAATTCTGGATTTTTACAGAAATCTTAAAAAATCTCTTAAGATAAGTTTTCATTTTTATAA